CACAAGGAGGTATCCGCAATGCAAGTGCTACTGTTTTTTATCCTATCTGGCATCATCAGTTTGATGATCTTATTGTTCTCAAGAACAATCAAGGCACAGAAGAAACCCGAGTGCGACACATGGACTATGGTGTGGTTCTATCCGCATTTTTCTGGCGCCGGTTCAAGAACAAAGAAAATATAACTTTCTTTGATCCTAATGAGGTACCTGACTTATATGAAGCATTTTATAAAAATACTCAACTGTTTGAAGAACTTTATGTCCGATATGAAAAGCAGAAAGGCTTGCGTAAAAAGACGATGGCTGCGGAGGAAGTTTTCAAGAGTGGTATTCTCAAGGAACGAACAGACACTGGACGTATATATCTAGTGTTCATTGACAATGTGATGAGCCAAGGACCTTTTGATCCGGAATATCACACCATTTACCAGAGTAACTTATGCTGTGAAATACTTTTGCCTACTCGTTCCTTTAAGCGGCTGGATGATCCTACTGGTCGCATCGCACTTTGCACATTGGGAAGTCTCAACTGGGGAGCCTTCCGTAACCCAGAAGATATTCGCCGTGCTGCCCGCATTCTGCACCGCAGTCTCAATAATATTCTTGATTACCAAGACTTCTTATCCATCCAATCAAAGTTGTCAAACGATGAGATCCGACCACTCGGCATCGGCATCACAAACCTTGCCTACTGGCACGCCAAGAGGGGCTTGCGTTACGGGGAGAAGGATGCTCTAGCCGAAGTTAAATCATGGATGGAACACATGGCGTTCTATCTCACAGAAGCGTCGGTGGAACTGGCACAAGAACGCGGCGCTTGCTTAGGCAGCGAACACACACGCTACGGCAAAGGTGTGTTTCCGTGGGAACTACGAGCCCGGGGCGTGAATGATCTTGCTGACTTTGCTCCAGAACTGGATTGGGAAACACTACGTGGAAACATGAAAACACATGGTGTTCGCAACGCCACACAGATGGCAGTGGCACCGGTGGAATCCAGTTCAGTGGTGATCAACTCAACCAATGGCATTGAAATGCCCATGAGCCTGATCAGTGTAAAAGAAAGCAAGGCAGGTAGTTTTGTGCAAGTGGTTCCTGAATATCACAAGTTGAAAAACAAATATCAGATGATGTGGGAACAAAAGGACTGCGAAGGCTATCTCAAAACAGCAGCAGTGATTGCAGCATATGTGGATCAGAGTATCAGTACCAACACATTCTACAATCCTGCACACTTTGCAGACCGCAAGGTACCTACCACACTGATTGCCAAAAATCTCATGCAATCACATGTGTGGGGATTGAAAACTTTTTATTACAGCCTGATCAACAAACAAGGTAGCAAAGAGGTAGCAGAGGATGCACCACTCATGCCCATTGACTTTGATGATGCTGAAGACTGCGAAGCATGTAAACTTTAAGGGATACTATGTCAAAACAACAATACAACCTAAGCACAAAGACTGATTATCTCAATCGCAAGATGATCCTGGATCCTGAAGGTCCTGTGACCATCCAACGATTTGAAGAAGTCAAATACAACAAGATACAAAAGATAGAACAGACCGCTCGTGGATTCTTTTGGGTACCCGAAGAGATCAGTCTCAGCAAGGATGCCAATGACTTCAAGGATGCCAGCGATGCAGTGAAGCATATCTTTACCAGTAACCTGCTACGCCAAACGGCCCTGGATAGTTTGCAAGGTCGCGGTCCTGCACAGGTGTTCACCCCGTGTGTGAGCCTGCCAGAACTAGAAGCCCTGATGTATAACTGGAGTTTCTTTGAGACCAATATCCACAGTCGCAGCTACAGTCACATCATTCGCAACATCTACAATGTGCCCAAGGAAGTGTTCAACACCATCCATGACACTAAAGAAATCGTAGAGATGTCTGCCAGCATTGGACGATACTATGACAAACTTCATGTGTTAAATTGTCTTAAAGAAGTCAACCCAAAAATGCTCGTAGAACAAAGCCATGTCCGAGCAATTTGGTTGGCACTCAACGCCAGCTATGCACTGGAGGCATTCAGATTTATGGTTTCATTTGCCACCAGTCTGGCCATGGTAGAGAACAAGATCTTCATCGGCAATGGCAACATCATCAGTTTGATCTTGCAGGATGAACTGCTGCATAAAGAGTGGACAGCATTCTTGATCAACCAAGTGGTCAAAGAAGATCCACGCTTTGCTGCGGCCAAGGCGGAATGCGAAGCCGAAGTGTATCAACTGTATCTGGACGTGATTCGAGAAGAAAAGACCTGGGCTGACTACTTGTTCAACAAAGGACCAGTGATTGGTCTCAATGCCAACATCCTCAAAGACTTTGTGGATTACACAGCAATGGGCGCACTCAAGGACATTGGTATCAAGTATCAATCACCGGCTCCTAGGACCACACCCATACCTTGGTTTAACAAACATTCGGATACTTCGAAGAAACAAACTGCACTGCAAGAGAACGAATCAACTAACTATGTTATCGGTGTCATGAGCGAAAGTCTCGACTACGATCAATTACCCAATTTGTAAGGAAAAAAGATGAAAGCTATAGTCTGGAGCAAAGACAACTGCACCTTCTGCGATCAAGCCAAAGCTCTATTAGAGCAACGCAATATCGCATATGAGGAAAAGAAAATCGGGTATGGTTACACCCGAGAAGACTTGTTGGAAGCAGTGCCCACAGCAAGAACAGTACCACAGATTTTTGTAAACAACAACCATGTTGGCGGGTTTACAGAACTGAAAAAATACATCGAAGAAACCGCCGGCGGATATGGAGATTAAATGTTAATAGATAAAGGCGTCAGCGCAAACGAAGTGGTCACATTCAAACTCACATCAGGTGAGGAACTGGTGGCCAGACTCAATGAAGAAACTGCTACCCACTACAAACTTTCAAAGCCCATGGTCATTGCAATGGGGGCCAAAGGTCCAGGGCTTATGCCTTACTTGTTTACTGTATCACCTGACAAAGATATCGCGTTGAGCAAGGCCACAGTCACAGTGGCAGTAGCCAGCGACAAGGCATTTGCTGACCAGTATATGCAAAGCACTACCAACATACAGTTAGTCTGACATTTTGTACCCATAAATAACGCATGGGACATAGATTTGTGATCATGCGTGGCAATATCCTTGCTGAATATGATTTTTATGAAAATATCCCAGATGATTTTGATCATGTGATAGAGTTTCTTCCTGAGATACCAGTGGGTCCGCATACCCAGGAACAGCACGAAGAAATTGATTCATGGAATGATAAATTTTTAAGACTCATGGAGATTGAACGTGCCCGCAGCCGCTAGAAAAGGTGATCAAGGAATTCCACATTGCAGTGGTTACACTATCGCTGCGGGCAGTGGCGATGTTTACATCAATGGAATAGCAGCAGCCAGACAAGGTGATAATTCAACTCCACACCAACTGCCTGGTAGTCCATCTTGCCCCACACATGCACCATCTATATCAAGAGGTAGCGAGTCGGTATTTGTGAATGGAAAACCATTGGCCAGAGTAGGTGACCCGCTGACCGGGTGTACCTCTGTGGCCCAGGGCAGTCCGGATGTGTTTGCAGGATAAGTTATGGTAGTAAGTGTACTAACGCCTTTACAGATGATTGCTGGTGCCACATTAAGCAATAATGGTGGAGTGAGCTTGGCCAACACATGGACTACCGCTGTTGGTAGCTATACTGGTACCACCTTGATTTCAAGTTATTTTTCTGCTGTATCTGCTGCGTATTCCAATACCGCTGCTAACATTAGCAGTAACACATTGAGTAACATGGTCACATTCTGTTCCGGTACTGTTCCGGCACTGGCCGATAACACACCGACGGCCTATTCCGGGTTAGGAACCAATGCATTGTCGGGATTTACCGGCATAGTGTCATCTCAAGGCAGTAGCTATCTTGGCAATGGCAATGTCACAGTGTTTGCACAGGTATTTTCTGCTGCTCAAGGTTATGTGACCACCACCAACGATTACATCAATACCAGTGTGAACAGCCAAACATATCTTGGATCCACTTTCACTACAATGAACAGTTTGATTACTGGCAACCTTAGCGATGCTACTTTGGCCACAGGAACATTTGGTGCCGATCTTGCTAAACTTGGGCAGTTGATTGATTTGAATAATCTAGGAAATCTCGGATCTCCTGCTGCATTGTTCAGACAGCTGGTCACATTGACCAACATCACTCCGGGCATCCGTGCCGCATTGATACAGGCTGGACTAGATGAGGCCAGTATCGATAATCTCACCGACCCTAGTATCAATGTGGATACCAATGTGCAACGATTGGCATATATCGGCATGCAGAATATCATAGGCACTGATCTAGAACAGGTAGTAGCTGTGTTTGGTGTGACCACCGCAAACATCACCACCATGGCAGATCTGTTGAACCCGGTAAAGATCTTCCCTAACAGTTTTCCTAGCCTCACAGTGAGAACTTACAATCAGGATGCTACCTCGGTGTTGCGAGCCATCTATGATAATAATCAAGGCGTGGTAAATTCAAAGTTATTGACCTACTTACCACAGTATGTTTTGACCTTGGCTGCACCGGGCACAATCACTTATGAACGCCTTAGTCTGATCATACCTCCAGATCAAGCCTTGGCTAACAAAGCTATCCAGGTCAGTCTACAACAGATCAAGAATATCAGTACTCTTTTATTGCCCCAATTGGCCGCAGCATTCAGCAACATGGAGACAACCAGAGATTTGCCGGATATATCTTCATTACAAGAGGCGGTGCCGGCATCTGTGGCTGCATACTATTCCAACACCTATGCCACAGGCAGCGGACCCAATGGCACATTGGTACTCACTGATCTGTTGGGAGCAGCAGTTGGTATACCTTTTACCAGTGATCTCACCAATGTAACCACCACAATCAATTCAATGACCACAGCAGGTATATTGGGTACACTAACAGTGACCTATGTGAGGATGAAAGATACTGTGGATGGAGTTTACAATGTAGGCAATACTGTGGTCATACCAGCAGGGCCGGGAGCAGGAACATACGGCAATGTAGATTTGGCATTGAGTGCGTTGATCAGTGACGCGTCGAACACAGTGTCCGGTATCCAAAGTTCTTATCCCACACAAAGTGCTAACCTAAATACCAACTTCACTGACATGGCGTCAAGTCTTGTGTCAGAGAATACCAATCTATCTCTGGCCAGTATAGACATCGCTAACTTACCAACCACAGGTCGCGGACCAATCATGAGTTTTGTGCAGAGTCTACCTAACTATGGAGTCAACACTGAAGAGAATGGGCCTAGCCAATTTCTTGAAACAGTAGCGGATCTCAACACACAAGGCGGCCAAGCCATAGTGGCCTGTTTGAGAGAAGGTAGGAATCTTGCTGCATTGAATGCAGTGAATGTGGGTGTGGATACCAACATTCCAGCCACTCCGTCCACAGTTCCGCCACAGGCGAACCTAATTCCTTCTACCTATTCTGACGCAGAAGCAGCCAATTTGGTCGTAAAATAACGGTTATATCAGTATTATTACTAAGTAAATTGTGCCTCGTGTACAACTAACAATTTTTAAAAAGGAAAAACTTCATGAAGAAATATGCTTTACTATTGGCCCTGGCATTGGCCACAGGTGCTGTCACAGCACAAACCGCTCCTAAACTTGACATCTATGGAAAAATCCAGATGTGGGAAGAATCATACAAGAGCGGAACTACCGATTCTTATACCAAACTGACCAATGACTCCAGTCGCCTTGGTTTCAAGCTCACCGATGATATTGGTGATGGTGTCACTGCTGGATTCCAACTGGAAACTGGTATCTCTACAGACGCTCCTGCTGCTACCACCCTGGGTGATCGCGTCAGTGTGCTGAGCTTGGGTCTGAAGGATGTTGGTACCGTGAGCATGGGACGCAACAAGCATAGCGTTCAAGTCTTGTTGGACAACTTTGCTATCTGGCCAACCAGCTATGCATGGCAGGCAGATACTACACACTCTGCACAAGGTGTGCGTGTCCAAAACGCTGTGTTCTTCAAGACTGCTCCTGTAGCAGGATTCTCTTTGCGTTATGAGTTTGCCAACGCCGAAGCCACTAGCACCAACAATGTACAAGGCGCAGGTCTTGACTATGTGAATGGTCCCCTATCTGCTGCTGTGGCATACTACAACAATGCCGACAGTACCAGCACAACCAGCAGCGTTGGTGCCAAGTACAAATTCGTAACCGGAACCACAGTGAGTGGTATCTATTCCAATGACAAGGTATCCAGCGTGAGCACAACTGCTTCCACTATTGGTGTGAGCCAGGCATTTGGAAAAACTACCGTGTTGGCCAGTTATGGTAAGATCAATACCGGTGATACCGCCAGTGCAGTTGGTGTGCAGTACGCAATGAACAAAGCATTGACTTTCCATGCCCGAGCAGGATGGATTGATGCGACTACAGACATTGCCCAATATGGTGTAGGCGCACAATACAGCTTCTAATCAGTTCTAACTGATCACAAAGAACCCACCAATGGTGGGTTTTTTTTGTTTAAATACAACATGAAGATTAAATTTTTTAGCAATGGTCCAGCCAATTCAAGATGGGGGCACGGAGGATTTTATATCAACCCTTCAATTTATTATTTGAGGCATTGGTATAACTTGCATGGCAAGGGCGATGTTGAATGGCTCATGCCCGAATTGTTTTTGATTGATAGCTTAGAGCAATCTGTCACAGATTGTCAAGAACAAATGCCCGAGGTAATAGGGCTCGGTGTGTACACTTGGAATGCCCAATATCAGTATTCATTAGCTGAGAAGATCAAAGCTGCATTGCCCGATAGTGTGATTGTGGTAGGAGGCCCTGAACTTACTGCTCACACAACACCAGGCTTTTTTGCCATGCATCCTTATATTGATTATGTGGTGTACGGTGATGGCGAGCGCCCTTTGCAACAGATCATTGATTATAAACTAGGGCTGTGTCAACCCACAGAGTTTGTGAATATCGTAGAAAACATCAACAACACGGAAAAGATCTATCCATACGAGATGTTGAAAGATCCTCTCTACTACAGTATCAGTGCCTATACATCTCAAAAAGACTTTGTTGAATCCAGCATCAATCACAGTAAACTCAAATTAGGGTCGGATGCTAAATTTAGCATGGGGGTTGAATTCGCACGAGGATGCATGTATAAATGCACATTTTGCGATTGGTCGCAGAATCTTACCAAGAAGGTAGTTCGACACACACACGGATGGAAAGAAGATATTGATTACTTCCACGAGTTAGATTTAATCATCAGCGAAACTGATGCTAATTTTGGCCAATGGGCCGATGATATAAAAGCATTTGACTACGCATTGTCTTTATACGACCCAACCCGACATTTCAAATTTAAAGTCAGTAACACCAGTAAATTAAAAAAAGATGCCACGGAATATTTTATACGACGCAGCGTAGAAGTATACGGGGACAGCAACACCTGTGTGAGTCTTCAAGATATTGATGAAACTGTATTAAAAAATATCGATCGACCTAGTCTAAGTTGGGAATCACACAAAACATTGTTACAAAGTCTGCGTACCAACATGCCCACCCAAGTTATTCCTACATCGTTTGTTTTGGGATTGCCGGGTCAAAGTGTTGAAACTTTTAAAGACATGTTGGCCAAGGTCATATCTGCAGGCAGTGATAAAATCTTATTAAGCCATTGGGTTATGTTGCCTAATAGCCCAGCCGCGGATCCATTCTATCAAAAACTACACAAACTCAAGATAACCGATGTATGGATCATGAATCCAGACTTTGATATAGATGTGGGTGATATTGAAGAAATCTATGCCGATATCGCCGGTCCGGGAAAAATGATACACAAGATGATAAGTGGTCGGTATGTCACTGCCAATCGAGACATGCAATACTATGATTTTCTTTTGGTTGCAGCAGCAACTAGAGAAATAAATCATATGCCGCAGCGACTGTTAATAAATCGGAGTGAATCTCAGATGAAAAAAATATTAGATATTGTATTTGCTAACGCCAAACGGCAAGTGGACACTCAGATGGAATTTCAACAGCCACTGATTGATAGGTATGGGTTTATTGTGCATGGTCAATATCATAACAAACGCTGGTATAATTGGACTGATTTTTAATAGTGTTGTAAAAAAATAACAAAAAAAGTTGCGAAATTTGCAACTTTTTTTTTGAAAAAACCGTTGACCGGTATTGCCCAAAATGCTATAATATGGGCATACACAGCAACAAGGAACACAAGATGTTTTTATTGGGATTGATAGTTGGCATTGTAGTTGGTGCCTATCTAACCATTGTTGTAATCGTCCACACTCACTATTTGGGGTAAATATAAATGAGCAAAATGTCTGATCTATACATGGAAGTCGAACAGATGTTGGCAGAGGGCGAGCACCCTGCCCGTATCGCTCGTCGCTTGGGAGTTCCTTTGAGCATGGTGTATGATGTGCTGGAAAGCATGCCCGCAGACGACGAAATCGCAACTGAAGTTGGTGAAATCGGTTGACCAGAATTGCTCGAACTGCTATAATACACACATAGAAAAGGAAATAAGATGGCAACAGTAAAATACACAAATGTAATCAATCAATATGCCGAACAGGCGGTTAAAGACAAACTAACAAAAGGTATGGTTTCTACACAAGCATGGCGTGGTGCTGCTGAGAATCTGGGGGTTACTTCTAACAAGTTTGCCAATGATGTAATGAAACAGATTCCGCTTGTTAAAGCTAAAGTTGTTGCTGAACGAATTCAAGCACTGAAGGCTGAAATTGCTAAGTTGGAAGCATTGCAAATCGGTTGACCAGAATTGCTCGAACTGCTATAATACACACATAGACAGCAACAAACAGGAGTTCCAAATGCAAGTTACCATTAACGTCCCCAAAAATGTTATAAACAACATCAAGCGATCTGCTGAGATCTACGGCGGTGTGACTCCCACAGATGCTCAAATCCAAGAGTTCTTGCAATGGCATGTGCTGGGTATCTACACTGACTTCCACGGCGAAGACCTGGAACACATTACAGCCGAAAATTTTAACTGAACTACATCTCAGCAAGGAGCATCCAATGCAAATCGCAAAAGTTCAAGTTGGTGAGCAACATGGCAAATACAGCAAGACTCGTATCTATGTTCACCCGCAAGGTGAGACGCTGTTGGAGAATTTGTCCAACCGCCGTGCTCGCCCACACACCGTCTACCGCAAAGAAGTCCTACCTAAACTGTTCACGCAGTTGGGTTGGAATCCCGACACCAAGGTCAAGTGGAGCCAATACGCTGGTTGCTCGTCATGCCCTTGCTCGCCCGGTTTTGTGGTAGACAATGTTTACGGTCGCAACATCTGGGTTGATGTGGTTGACCAGTAACCGTTTTTCGTTTACAATACATTTCATTCGTTAACTTTAGGAGTTTTTATGCTTTTTACTTTCGCTGGTACTTCCGTTCTCAAAGGTGATGTCAAGGTTCGTTTTGCTAACTCTGATGCTCGTGCCAAGCAACTGGCCAAACTGGGCGATACTGCTATCAACATCGTTGAACTGCCGTCTGCAATGGACAAGGCTGGTGCTGTGGCGTATCTGTTGACCCTGCCTGCTTTCGCTGATGTGCAGGATGTTCTCCGCGCAGAGGTGGCTCCCCGAGCCAAAGCCAAGCCCGCAGGCACTGTGAAGGTGCGTATGACTCGAGCCAAGGTCAAGACTGCAAAAGTCAAGACTGCTGTGAAGGCACCTGTGGAAGTGACTGAAGCAGAAGTAGATGCTTTGATGCAGGCTGCTTACGGCACCAAGTAAACATCATGGGACTGGACATGTATGCGTATGTGGCTGCCAGGGCCGGTGCCCAGGCAGAATTCAGCGAAGGAGCCAGCTGGGACGCAGAAAAGGGTGCAATGGTGAATCCCAATGCGACCGAGCCACGCGAGATTGCTTACTGGCGCAAGCATCCCAACCTGCATGGCTGGATGCAGCGACTGTGGGAGAGCAAAGGCAATTCAGGTGAGTTCAATGGCGACGAACTGGAACTCACCTGGGAAGACCTTGATCAGTTGGAACAGGACATCCGCAACAAGAAGTTGCCTGACACCTCGGGATTCTTTTTTGGCAGAAACGCTGACGACGAATATCGTGAAGATGATCTCAAATTTGTGCGTGAAGCCAAGGCTGAAGCGTTCTTGGGTCTTAAAGTGTTCTACAACAGTTCATGGTAACAAAAGTCTATTACGAAAAGGTCGGCAGGAAATATGTTCCTGTGGCCGAATACGACAGCGATTATCTGGATGCTTTCCCCAAAGGCAGCACTTTAGTGATATGCTATCCAGGTGGACAGAGTCGCAGATACAACATTGATCCTGACTATGCTGCCTTGATTGCTGCTGCTCGAGTGGCCGAAGATGCTATGATTCAAGCCATGAGCAAAGCCAGTGAATTGAAACCTAAACACACTCCTATCACCGAAGGACAGCGTCGGGCTTGGAAGAAACTGGCCCGAGAGTTTGGAGATGAATTGGCCACATTGAATGGAGCCAGTTCATACGATATTGCTCAGGCAGGCTTGAAGGCATTGGAAGATGAAGCCGCTAAACTATTGACCAATGCTGCTGTGAAAGAAGCATACGACCAGTTCCTGTTTGTATGTGCATTGACCAAGCAACAACGGAAGTAAATATGACAAATGAATTCACATACGACATTGATGATCCACGCTATGAGGGCACCATGTCGTCAGGCTGGATAACAGAACTGGCTGAATCCGACAGCCGCATCCACAAGGAAAAGGTTATTGAAAAAGCCTTGATGGCCGCAAAACTGGGCAGTGCCGATGCACAGGCTTTTTTGTTCAACTGCTATCAAGCCTACAATCCCTTCTATACCTTCCATGTAAAGCAACTGCCTGAGACCGTGGGACTCACAGGTCGTGCTAATCCATGGCCCAGGTTCTGGGGCCTATTGGAAGGCTTACGCACACGGTCCAGCACAGGACACACAGCCAGAGATCTCATAAAGAGCATCAGCGAAGAGTTTGACAGCGATGAGTGGAACTTGGTGTGTGTGCCCGTGATCCGCAAAGACCTCCGCTGTGGCATCACAGACAAGACTCTAAACAAAGTCTTGGGCAAGACACAGTATCGCATCCCAGTGTTCTCATGCCAGTTGGCACAGGATTCAACGGATCGTCCGGCCAAGATGAAAGGCATCAAACGCCTAGAAGTCAAACTGGATGGCGTGCGTGTGTTGGCAGTGGTCACTCCCACCAGCGTGACCTTGTATAGTCGCAACGGCAAAGAGTTTGCTAACTTTCCGCAGATCGCAGAGGCCTTGATGAAGGTGGCCAACGGCACCGTCAAAGGTGGCATGGGACCGAATGGGGTGGTGTTAGATGGTGAGATCGTGGGAGAGAGTTTCCAGAAACTCATGCGTCAAGCACATCGCAAAAATGATGCCCAAACCGAAGACATGGTATATCATGTGTTTGACATGATCCCGTTGCGTGACTTCAAAGAAGGGCATAGTAACACTCGCCAGTGCCGCCGCTTGGAGTGGGTGGAGAACCTGCGAAACAGATTCAACGACACCGATTGTTTGCGTGTGATGTCAGGTATCAATGTGGATCTGGACACAGCCGAAGGTCATGATCAGATGAATCGCTATGCCCAAGACTCAGTGAAAGACGGATTCGAAGGCATCATGATCAAGAACCTGGAGGCACCTTACGAGTGCAAGCGATCGGACTTTTGGATGAAATGGAAGCCCACCATTACCGTGGACCTCAATATCGTGGGGTTTGAACAAGGAACTGGTCGCAATGCGGACCGCTTGGGTGCTATAATTTGTGAAGGAGTAGACAATGAACGAAACATCAGAGTCAATGTTGGTAGCGGTTTTAGCGACGATGATCGCCAGCGGTTTTGGGATTCACGCGATCTATTGCTTGACAATGTGGTTGAAGTTGAAGCTGACGCAGTCTCGCAAAACCAAGACGGAACCTACAGTTTGAGGTTCCCAAGATTTGTGAGATTCCGTGGATTTGAAGCAGGAGATAAACTATGAGCAGATACAAAACCGTTTACACAGAAGTTGAAGTTGATGTCGACATGTCGGAGTTCGACACTGACGAACTGATCGAAGAGTTAGAGAACCGTGGTCTGGATTACAACACCAAGGGTGTGGATGCTGATGAGATGCGACTGTTGCTGGAAGCAATCTGGCACAAGCGTCGACTGGGCAACAACGACTATCAAGCAGAACTGGATCGATTGATCTACGGTGTGTTGGGCAAAGTGATATAATGGACAAAGAACTGATTGGGTATACTGAACATGAAGAAGAGTTCGAACCCTTGTATGCGCCACCACGAGGCAGTATAGTCACACAGGCATTTATACATTGTCGGTATTGCAGTGGTTCTATCTATCATTGTATGGGCCCACGGTCGGATGCGGTATGTTTGATGTGTCATGAAATCGAGACTGAAGGAAAATGAACGAACGAATTCGACTACTTGCTGAACAGGCTTTTTTTGATGAATCAACATCACGACCTAGCACCAAGATGTATACTTTTTCTGACCATAAAATGGAAAAGTTCGCCCAGTTGATTGTTCAGGAATGTGCCGATAAATGTTTGGAGATGGCGTATGCAAATCCAGGGCCACATCATTATGCGGCAATGCTAAAAGAACATTTTGGAGTTGAGGAACACCATGCTGATTGAACTTGCAGAATTTGTTATAGGACTGGGTGGGTTGTGGTTGTTGTTCCATTGGATAGACCAAGATAAGTCTGATGGCCTCGATCGTCCGCAGGATTATATGGGCTAAACTATGATCACAGACATGATTGATCGTGAGATCCGGGTAGATGATTGGGTTGTATTCTACAGCAATCTTTACCGTGTCAAGGCCCTGGGCAAGGCCAATGCCACTGGTGCAGGAACAGTGCAGATCATGTTGTGGAGTGGTGGCGTAACTGCTCGCCCTGTGAAGAAACACAGCAAAGAAATGGCCATCGTTGACCGGAATGATGTGTTGATTTGGTTATTGAAAAAAGGTTACAAATGATCAATCTCGACTTCAACATTGTGAATCCATGGAGAACCAATAAGGGTTGGGATATCCTGTGGAGCAAAAGCGGAAGCATCGCCCAGCACAAGGCCTGGGAGTTCAACGGATACCGCACTGGTCGCGTGATCAATCTAGAGTTTGAATGGACATTACAAGGTGATCACGCAGGTGTTAGAATCATGTTGGGTGTGTTTGGATACGAAACGGAACTGCAATTCTACGACACACGGCATTGGGATTATGATGTGAACACTTGGAAAAGTTATAAATGATACAGATTTTAAAAGGAGAAAGTAAAAATGGCAACAGCAAAGACAGTGAGTAAACTTGGAGACAAGTTGGTCAAAGTAAATGACAACTTCTCAATCCACATGTATGACAATGGCTTCATGGTAGAAGCCGGTGGTCGCAACAAAAAAGGCGACTATGTGCAGGCCAAGATCCTGTGCATCAATGTGGATGAGGTGTTAAGCCTGGTGCGTGAAGCCTGCGAGATGGATCGCGATACCTAAGGACTAGATCATGGCAATGTGGACATTGAAAACACAGCACAAAAAGAATGCTGTGGAAAAACAATTCTGGCGCAAAGATGGTGAAACCGTCGTCCGCACAGAAGGCTATCGTTGGGGCACATTCTATTGCGAAAACGACGAACAACCTGAGATTGACCTGGCAAATCCGGACGAATACAATCTCAGCGAAAGCGATTATGATTGGGAACTGGACAACCTGGATGACGGTTGCTGGGCTGAATGGGATTGGCCAGCCGACATGACTGAAGAACAACAGGACGAGATCATGGCCGCATGGGAAGAAGATTACTTCGACGGCATGGAACAGTTGGGTTGGTCATGTGATGATACCGAATACATCCTTCTGGGACCATTAGAGTTGAGTGACGAAGATGGCAACACTGTTGGTCAAGGCGAGCCAGACTAGACTTGACAGCATCCCCGAGTTCTGCTATAATCGCTAGGCATGGGCGGGGAGGTGGAGTAGTTCGATGGGTGAGCAGGTTTAAAGTTCTCTGAGATGCCTGCTTATTCCGTAGCAATTCGAATGTAAATCTTGTAGGCTGCGACCGAGACCTCGATCGAAAGATCAAAACCAGGATTGCCTGGGAGTATGCTATGAGAAATAGTCTGGAAAGGATGTAGAAATGTCTGTTGAAATTGAGACCTCTGCGTTGAGCATGTCTGAGTCACTCACCTCGCTTAAAACAACGCCCTCGCCCATGCACCGTGTTTATATGGAAATTGGCTCTATCGCTGTTTGGTATAAGATCATACGCGAAGCCAATGCCTTGTATGGCCGTAACTGGCGTGGCCAATCCGGTGTGAAACGCCGATTGAGCCATAACATCTGGCTTCACGATAAGAAACAAGAGCGTGTTTGGTTTGATGTGCCTGACGAAAAATTCAGCACATGGGTGGCCATAAAGTGTGGTGTTACTATCATCGCACCACCCGGTAAATAATCCTATGTTCCTCAGTCTTATCACACTGGCAGTGGCCTTGAGCCTCAGCGTTATTGCTGCTTACTACAGCATAGCAGGCCTTGCGGCTATCTTTGCCGCGGCTGTGATCCCCATCATGATCATGGGTTCAATTCTAGAACTGGCCAAGGTCGTTGTGACCTTGTGGCTGCACGAGTATTGGCACCGGGCCCGATGGTTGATGAAACTGTATTTGGTTCCTGCTGTGCTGATGTTGATGCTGATCACATCAATGGGTATCTTTGGCTTCTTGAGCAAGGCCCACAGCGATCAGAGTTTGGTAAGTGGAGATGTCATTGCCAAAATTGCCGTGTATGATGAGAAAATCAAGACTGAGAAGGAGAACATAGATGTTAGCCGTAAATCCCTTAAACAAATGGACGAGGCTGTGGACCAAGTCATGGGTCGCAGTTCAGACGAAAAAGGTGCAGACAAGGCTGTGGCTGTTAGGCGTGGCCAACAAAAGGAGCGTCAGCGCCTGCTTGCGGAAATTGCAGAAAGCCAAAAGCGCATCACAGCACTCAATGAAGAGCGTGCTCCGATTGCGGCCGAAGTTCGCAAGGTCGAGGCTGAAGTTGGTCCGATCAAATACATAGCAGCACTGATCTACGGCGACAGCACTGACATCAATGTGTTAGAACGAGCAGTTCGTTGGGTGATCATATTGCTGGTATGTGTGTTCGATCCCTTGGCCATCATGATGTTGTTGGCTGCTACAGAAAGTCTCAAGTGGGCTAGAGAAAAACCCAAGGTCGAGGAATCCGAAAAAGAAGATGTTGCGGAAGATTCACTGCCAGAATACGAACCAGATGACGGGCCTCTCACAGATGATCAATTAGAACAGATCCGAGAGTCAGCAGCAACTGACTACCAACCCATCCTGTGCCACAAGTGCTCAACTGAGTTGATCAACGCACCTGGAATAGGATTGTTCTGCCCTAACAAGGCATGCGATGTCATGGATGGGCCATTCTCCGATGATGAGGACCCAGTAGTCGTAGCAGAAGAAGATGACGACGAAGATAGCCCAGAACTCAAGTCAGCCAAGGCACAATGGAAAGCGGACCATCCACAGGATAGTCTCAAGCGCCAACGAAAATTACTTGATATGGGGTTGATAGATCGATTACCTTGGATAGACTACTTGCGAGAACCCAAATCAGATTTTGGATCCGAACTGCCCAACACAGGCATCAAAGGCGATACATATGTTCTGACCAACAAACTATCCCAAAGGCTATATAAACACAATGGTGACCACTGGATCAGCATTGATCCTGAGCACTACACTTACGACACAGCATACATCGAGTATTTGGTCACTCAGATTGAACACGGATTCTATGATACTGACATGCTTACAGACAACGAACGCGAACAGATTGAACAATGGCTACGAAATAAATGACTAAAGAAACACACACAAATTGCAGCTTTTGCGGCAAACACAAAGACTCTGTAAAGAACCTCATCGTTGGAGAATACGCAGGTATCTGCAACGAATGCGTGAACTTCTGTCAGGACTTGCTCAAGGACGAAACTCCTACAGTGGAGATTCCAGCACAACCATCTGACAAGATGGATCCTGTGGTGTTGAAGAAATACCTGGACCAATATGTGATAGGTCAACACTCTGCCAAGATCATGCTGGCCGTGGCCATCGTGAATCACTACAAACGCATCAGCAAGACCACAGCAGAGCCTGAACTGGACAAAGCCAACATCCTGATGTTAGGACCAACTGGCTCGGGCAAGACCTTGTTGGCTAAAAGCGTAGCACGATATCTCGATGTGCCTTTTGCCATCGCAGATGCCACTTCGATCACCGAAGCAGGTTATGTAGGCGATGATGTGGAAAGTCTGATCAGCAGACTATATGCTGCATCGGGCAATGACATTGCTAAAACACAGCAAGGCATTGTGTTTGTGGACGAGATCGACAAGATCAGCCGCAAAGGTGAATCAACTAGTATCACACGCGATGTATCCGGTGAAGGTGTGCAACAAGCCCTGCTGAAGATGGTAGAAGGCACCATCTGCCGCGTGAGTGCCGGTGGCGGACGCAAACATCCCGGTGGTGAGATGATCGAGATCGATACCAAGAACATCTTGTTCATCGCTGGTGGTGCTTTTGTGGGGCTGGATAACATCGTGAAGAACCGTGTGCAAGGCACAAGTATCGGATTCCGTGCCCGAGTAGAAGCCAACATGGACACTGACTTGGACATGACCACGCCCGACGACCTTGTGAAGTTTGGTATGATCCCAGAGTTTGTGGGACGCTTCCCTAACTGGGTCAGCCTGAAAGAACTCTCTAAAGCAGACTTGATCCGTATCCTTACTGAAGTCAAGAACAACTACATCGAACAGTATCACTGGCTGTTCAAAGAAGATGGCGTGGAACTGGAGTTCACAGAGTCTGCATTGGATCTCATTGCAGAACGCACACTGTAAAACCGAACAGGTGCTCGCGGCTTGCATTCAGAGATTGAACGCACATTGATACCGCACATGTTTAATCTACGCCGTTATTCGGGCATGGGTATCAAGGTCGTGAAGATCGAGCCCAGCATGGTAGAAACACCTGCTGCGTTAGACGGCACAGACTGATGTATATCGCGTTTGATCTCCTTGGTGCTGATCTTGGAGTCAACGACAAGCCTAACCAAGCGGCCTGGGTAAATCATATCCTACATCAAGAGTTGATGATCTGGTATCAAAAATACACGATCGCTTACCAGGTCAAAACAGTAAAGTATGTGACCAGAGTAGCATTTGCGTCCGATGAACTGTATAGTTTTTTTGCGCTGACTTGGAATCCTAAGAATCCAGAACTCCGAAATTATCGAGTAGTCGAGCCAATGAAACTTGACAACCATTGAGATTTCTTGTATAAATACACTTGTAGATGCCCATGGTGGGGTCTACATTCATAGTCATACTTGCTTATTAAAGGAGAAACAACATGACAAAAACTCTACACCTTCGTAGTTTCGATATCCCTGGATTCAACAAATTTGGAATTGGTTTTGAAAACCTGTTTGACGACCTACAGCGTGTCACGCAGATTCAAAGTTCAACCAACTACCCGCCTCACAATGTGATCAAGACCGGTAATAACACTGTCACGATCGAAGTTGCTGTGGCTGGATTTGCTGAAGGCGAAATCGACATTGCGCTGGACCAGCGTTTGCTCACTATCACAGGTGCCAAGAAAACTGAGAAAGATGAATCGGTTGAATACCTGCACCGTGGAATCTCTGCTAGAGATTTCAAGCAGACATTTCCGCTTGCCGAGCATGTGGAAGTGAAAGGTGCTAGTATCAAAGATGGTATCTTGACTGTGTATCTGGAACGCGAAATTCCTGAGTCAGCCAAGCCGAAGAGTATTGCGATCACCTACACTTCGTAATATAATTGTGTAAATACAGTGGCAGGAATCCCCCTGCCACTCCATGAGGACCACTATGTCAAACGCAGAAGCAGCAACTATTACCCGAACAAAAAAAGCCATCAAAGAGCCGCCTCTTTATCGCGTGATCTACATCAACGACAACACTACCACAATGGAATTTGTAGTAGGCAGTCTTGTGGAGTTTTTTGACTACTCGGTGGAAACTGCCACTCAACTCACTATCAGTATCCATGAGCATGGACAAGCCACTGTGGCTGTGCTGCCTTTTGAGATTGCTGAACAAAAGGGCACAGAAGTCACTGACAGCGCACGATTGAACGAATTCCCCTTACAAGTCAAACTAGAACCAGATTCCAAGTGATCAGGTTTCTATGGTGATGCGTTTAGGAAAGTAGGGATTTTGATTGTAGGGAGTGTCACCACGCCCTCGACAGTTGTTGACGAAGTGTATTCCGTTGATGTATTGATTCACGCTGCCATGATAATGCCCAAAGCACCAAGTATGGATCTTGCGTTCAGTGTCATTGGTATGCACCAAGTGCATGAGTCTATTGCCCATGTGATTGAATTGTGTAGTGCCTGACAATTCTATATCATGTTGGATGAGATTTGCGTCCGGAACTGTATGAGTCACGATCACTATCTTTTTCACATCATTGTGTGTTTGTAGCCGTTGTACAGTGTTTATCAAATATGCTGCATCTTTACGAGAAAGGTCACTGATTATCTCAGGGTCAATCTCGTGTTCTGGCTGGATCTTAGCATACCAATCAACCATATGTTGTTTAGAGTGATCTCGATCAATGGTTTCATCTAAATCGTATCCCCACCATCCATTGGTACCAACTATGGCCACACCGTCTATCACTACCACATTGTCTTGAAGATATGTCACCCGAGGAATTCTATTAACACTTCGTGCTAAATCTCTGTAACTCTCTCCCAGTTGATGATATCGAAATTTGTGTTCATCGTTGCCATCAATGTAGAAAACAGCCGCATAGCAGTTGGCAAGATGTTTAAGACAGTTTCTTACTACTCTAGGGTCTGAACTGATGTCCCCGGCTACCACACAAACTGGACTGGTAGGTTGGCCGCTCCAATCAAATTCGTCAGACCAAGTTTCCAGATGCAGATCAGAAATTAAATCAAATGCAATACTCATGATACATATTTAAAAGGAAACACAATGAACATAATATTTGGAGACAACATAGCTGACCTGGCCCGAGAAAAATATACGGTACTAGAGCTAGATACTCTTGTGATGTCCGGCCCGGATCAGATAGCTACTGCGTATGCAATAGTGGAAAAGATTCCTTTGCAGGAGATGTCCACCTTGGATCGATTCAAGGACCTGCATCACAATCTCATGAAGGAATACCGCAAGCGTAACTGGGAATATTGTGAAGATGCCATTAAACATTTGCAAGGAAGATGGAACAGTGAGATTGATACTTTTTACAGCGAGTTGTATAACAGGATACAATCGTTAAAAACACAATCATTGTCCAATGATTGGAACGGTGCTATTATTAAATCTGGTTGATCTAAGTTTTCTAAATTGTTGTATTGATATTTTAGCACCTTCATCTTTAAAACCAGACCATCGGTTGGCTAGTCCTGCGCGCCGAGCTGATTTCCTGTGTTTCCAATATAATTCTCCTCGATTGTCTAAACAAAACTCAATGGCTTGATTGAGATTATGGGTCAATTCTTCACTAACCTGTTTCATAAATATTTCACTAAAGAAATGTCGTTTGTTATGATCAACAATTTTCTGTATCTCTGTCCAATCTTCATCATTGAGATTTTGTATCTGGTGCATGGTTCTGACAATCAACTCTAGGCGTTTTATTGTATTGACTTCTTGATCATAGCTTTCATCAAATATTGAATCGAAAGTTTGAAAACCGTAGCTTCGTAGATATGCCAGAGCACCCGGACCAGCTGCTAGTAAAAATGGATGTCCGCAGGCAATGGGTCTTAGAATTTTTTCTGTCAGATGTATCTTAGTGCTGTCGACTACAGTTTCTAGAACTACACTGATAGATGTGGATGTTATGTCATTCACATCATAATCTGCACTAGAACTTGATGATGTATTATTGTCGGGTATTACCAAAAGACGATTCAGGTCAACAGAAAATCTAGGATCTTGTACTTGGTAGTCCGAAAGATGTACACCATGTTTGTTAATGTGTTGTGTACTGATTAAACAATCATCGACTAGATCCTGCTGTATCAATAGGTCAAGAAATTTTAGACGATATTCTCGATTTGGTGTCCAATCTCTACAGTATACAAGGAAAGTTTTTTCTTTGTTACGATGTACAAGCCTTGAATCTTGTTGAGCAAATCTATACCAATCTCTGGATATTACAGCATGGCTCCAATAGTAAACCATTTGGAATCCATCCTGTGAAAACTTTTCCACATCCTGACTATTAAGTTCGCTATGCAGAACTATTCGCCAATCGCAGTATCCGGGCAGTAATTTAAAATAATTGATTTTTGGGTCTGAACATTGTAAAATACCTGAATGCAGATATAGCACTTCATCTATATCATCGTTTGTACAGTTCCAATGTTCAAATAATGGGATCAGCTTGTTCGGATCGTAGACAATATTAAAATCAGAAAAAGTCAAAGGTTCTTGGTCATGACAGATAATACTAGGAATAAACGATTTGCTAAGTGAAGAGAAACTGTTATCAAGTGCATCTAGGTCGAAAATATCTTTACTGCCGTGTGGACGGAATACATAAACAATCACAGGATGCTGTGCAAGTCCGCGTATCCAGTGATACAGATTATCTAAAGGAATGTTCATATGAAGAAAATTGGGTTTATTGGTATTGGTAAGCTAGGGCTTGATTGCGCCGAAGTCATGGCCGAGAAGCATGAAGTCAGAGGCTACGATATTTACCCGCGAACTAGCGACTCGGTAAAAGTTTGCGATATTGATGAATTGGTTAACGAAAGCGAATGGATCTTTATTGCTGTACCAACTCCACATGCCGACGGGTACGATGGGTCAGTTCCGTCGAGCCATATGGAGCCTCGAGATTTTGGTCACGATGCTGTGATTGATGCTATACAGAAAGTCAATACTCATGCGCGGAGTGCCAAGAAAGTGGTGCTAATCAGTACAGTATTACCGGGCACTACACGCAAGCACTTTGAGCCACTTCTGGATCCCAAACATCAATTCCTATATAATCCTTATCTCATTGCCATGGGATCAGTAAAATGGGATATGGTCAATCCAGAGATGATCATGATTGGCACAGAAGATGGTGATTGGAATGGTATAGCAGGAGAGCTCCGAGACTTATACGACACAGTAATGCAAAACGATCCACGCTATGAAATTGGTACCTGGGACGAATGCGAAGCTGTGAAGATCTTCTACAACACATTCATCTCAGCCAAAGTGGGGCTGGTAAACATGATACAAGACTTTGCTATGAAAATCGGCAATATCAATGTGGATGTGGTCACAAACGCCTTGGCCCGCAGCACCATGCGTATCATGGGGCCCAAGTACATGACAGCAGGCATGGGCGATGCAGGTGCTTGTCATCCACGCGACAACATTGCCCTGCGTTGGTTGGCCAAAGAATACGACATTGGTTACGACTTGTTTGATACAGTGATGCATGCTCGTGAGATTCAAGCACGAAATCTAGCCAAGTTCCTGATCAGCCATGCCAAGCAACATGCCCTGGGCATAGTGATCCATGGCAAGGCCTACAAGCCTGATGTTCCTTACTGTATCGGCTCATACTCTACCTTGGTCGGGCATTATGTTAAAGAAGCAGGGTTTGAGGTAAGGTATCTTGACCCACTAGCAGACGATCCTACAGATGTGGTCACAGACTTGACTGGACCTGCTGTTATTTTGTGGGCGCATGACCGTAAAATCACCTATGAGTACACCGGTGATCAACCCGAAACAGAACCCTATTGCGATATTCCTCGGGGTTCTTTGATCGTTGATCCATGGCGCAAACTTTCTGACATTGCCGGACTAACTGTGGTCCACTATGGTAACACCCGCGCAAAATAATACCTGGGCACAAGGGCATGTGGATCCTTGGTGGGGTCTTCGGCATAGAGATCTGGCCTACATCAATGAACCATTTAACGACTACTCTAGTCTCACAGAATGGCGTAGATTGGGCTACTCTCAAACTAGATTCACTGGAGACATGTATGACATGCGTAACAGTGAACCTGTGTGGGTAGATGCATTTCGCAATGTATTTCCGTTTGAAAGATTCTCTTGGAGTTTCTATCGCATGCCGCCCGGTAGTGTACTACCTGCACATAGAGACACATACGACAGATTCAAACTCATACATGGATTGGAAACCACTCACTCTGTAGTCAGAACCATAGTATTCCTAGAAGATTGGGCCAGTGGACATTACCTAGAAATGAACGGAACTCCGGTCACAGAGTGGCGTGCCGGAGATTGGGTATCATGGCACGATGACTTTTTACACTTGGCGGCCAACATGGGCCGAACTGATAGATATACATTACAACTCACTGGAACAGTATGAAAATCCACAGTTATAACGAATGGGATCCGTTGCGATCCGTGGTAGTAGGGCGAGCCGATCACGCCAATTGGCCCGTAAATGATCCGGTGTTCCGATCGGAAAGCGAACGCACACTTTGGAAAGAAACACCAGTTCCATCAGGACCGGTTCCTGATTGGATCATTGCAGAAGCCAACGAAGATCTTGAACAGTTAGTCGGCGTACTGAAATCGTTGAATGTGGAAGTATTCCGTCCAGATGATTTCAACTTCCAAACACATGATGGCATGTATAACTATTGCCCAAGAGATCGATTGCTGGTCTACGGCGATACCATAGTAAATCCTGCCATGATGTATCCTTGCAGAGATATGGAACTGCAATGCTATCACGATGTTGTGGACGCGGCCGCCAACTACCTATTCATGCCTCGCCACGAAGGAATGACCCTGGATGCTGCCAACATCGCTAGGCTCAATGACAAATGGATTTTCCTAGAATCAGCATCAGGCAATCGTGCTGCCTATGATTGGATGTGCAACCATTTTCCTCAAGT